TGCTCGAAGATCACCGCCGGGAGCTGGCCGCCATCCTGGAGGCGCACCGCGCCGCCATGCAGGCCGGGATCGACAAGATCAACGCTGAGGCTCTACAGGGTGCCGCCGCGCGCAGCATCCAAGCGTGCCTCCGGCTGGAAAAAGCGATCGGCGTCCTCCAGCAACTCTTCCTCGAAACTGAGTCCAGGTCGACTCACGAGTACGGCGCCGAAGAGTTTGCGCCCGAGGAGTCCACTTTTGGCGCTCCGCCGTCCGGGTTTGGCTTGAGCCCCACCGCGACGCTCGACCAGCAAGCCCAAGCCGAAGAGCAGGCGCTCCTCACAGAATCCCCGGCAGAGGTCTAGTCTATGCCCGCAGCGGCAAAGAAAAAGCGGGGAGAGGGGCCACTCAAAGCCCCCATACCGCCGCCGGGCTCAGCGCTGGCTGTGCGCAGCAAGAGCCGCGTGAACCGCTATCGGAACCTGGCGAGTCCCACCGAGGCGGATCTCCGGCGCTGGTTCCAGATCGAAGGCCTTCAAAAAACCGAAGCGCAGTTGGCGGCCGAGGAGGGCGTCAACCCGCTCACTGTCAAGGCGTCGATCGACCGCATCAAGGAATGGACCTTCCGCAACCAACTCTCCGTGCTCAACGTCAAAGCTGTCCAGGTGCTGATGGATCAACTTGAAGGCGTGAGCACTGTTTTCAAAGACGGCATGAAAGCGGAGAAAGTCATCTTCGTGGACAAGGAAACCGGGAAGGTGAAAACCCATCCCGACACCGCGATGCGCCTGAAAACTGTTGAGCAAGTCCGCGGCATGATGGAGACGGTCCAGCCGAAGACTCCGGCTCTGCAGTTGAATCAACAATTCAATGCCGGAGGTATTGCCGGAGGCGGCTTCGGTCCCGGCATGAGCTTCGAGCAGATTCTTCGCAAGAAGCGTGAACAGATCGGCTTGGCGAACGAACAGGAGATCGAAGAGGCCGAGGTAGTCAGCGCCGAAGACGAAATTGCCGACGAGTTCAAGGATTTTGGCGGAGACGAAGGCGAAGATGAGGAAGAGGTTGAGGATGAGAGTACCACGTAAAGACTCCTCACTCAACGACGCTATTGATGTTTTACAGGACCACTATATCCGATGCGATCAGGATATTACTCGCGCATGGGCGGAACTTCCCAAAGACGGTCTTGTATTCATAGAAAATGAAGTGCAAAAAGCTCTCGACCTCCGCTACTATCTTGAGAACTACCACTTCATCACGACCGAGCAAGGTGTCTTAAAATCTCTCTACCCATTCTGGGATCATCAAGAGATTGTCTATCAGGCGATGTGTGAGGAGTGGGCGGCGAACGGTTATTGCAAGATCATCGTTCTCAAGCCGCGACAGACAGGTATCTCGGTCTGGACGGCGGCGGCTATGTTCCATCGGACCATCTTCACTCCACACTGCTTCACAATGATTATCGCGCAGAATGAAGTAACATCGGAACATATCTACAAACTCAGCTTGAATGCTTATGCGAATCTTCCGTGGTGGCTGAGGCCTGAGTATATGTATAAGACGAAGAAGGGAGCTATTGAGTTTCAGCGCGCCGATGAGAAAGAGCGCATGGTAGACCCCGGTCTTGGCTCCGCATTGCAGGTATCTCCAGCGACGCAAACTTCAGGAGTTGCCATCGGCCGCACTATCAGATGTCTCCACGCCTCTGAAGTTTCCCGTTGGCCTAACGATGAAATTTATGAAGGCGACGTGAAGCCGTCAATGAACGCGCTCGACACTTTCCAAGTCTTCGAGTCAACCGGCTATGGCCGTGAAGGATTGTTTTATGACCAATGGAGTTCAGCGGTTGATGGAGACGGCGATATGCGCCCGGTCTGGATTCCAGTCTATAAGGTGAAGAAATACTATCTGCCAATCAAAGGAGCGTTTGATCTATCTGAAGAAGAGACGACGTTCAACGAGCGCATTAAAAAAGAAGAACACTTCGAGATACCAGATACTTTCTGGAACTTCCGGCGTGTTCGTCTGCGCGCGGCGAAGCGCTCAGGGACCAAGGCTGGATTCCTTGAGTCGTATCCCCTCACACCCAATGAAGCGTTTCAATCATCAGGCCTCTGCGCGTTTGACCGCGACTCTCTTGAATGGCAGGAAATCAATAAGGTTTGCAAGCCTCTCTATGCCGGAGAGATTAGTCTGGTTTCGATGGAGCCGCCGCGATTCAACACAGACGACATCATGCCGGTGGCCGACGATGAGATTCTCCCTCGACGTAAGTCGGGACGTGGCGGGAAGAGAATGCACATCTGGGAGATGCCGGAGCAGGGGGCAACTTACTATGTGTCCGATGACGTTGCGCTAGGAAACGGAGGAGACTTCTCGGTTGCGAATGTTTTTCGTGCCGGGCAAGGCATAGAGCCAGATACACAAGTTGCGACCTGGTGGGGCTGGATACCTCCGAAGAAATTCGCGCACGTCGTTGCGGCAATCGGCCTCTTCTACAATGGTGCCGAAGTAGCCAACGAATACATGAAGGATGGCATCACAACCGGCAACGAGTTGCGCGATATGGATTACCCGAACCTGTATCGTCCGCAGTTCAAAGACCGGCTGACGCATCAAGCCAGCAATTACCTGCATTGGCTGACCACATCAAAGACTCGCGACGAGATCATCGGAACCATGAACGAAGCACTGCTCGACCGTACAGTTGTTATCCGAGATGCCGACCTGCTCGACGAGATGGTAGACTTTGCGGCGCTGGACTCAGGAGGACGATCTGAGGGGCAAGGCAACGAAGATGATGGCGTGATGACGGCAATGATCGGCCTCTATTGCTTGCGCGAAACGACGAAGCACCTCAAGATCAGCGCGGCGACCGAGCACGTCCGGCAGAGCGGCGAACTTCACATCTACGGCGTCTACGACAACATCATGCGCCAGCGCGGGCAGTACAACACCCAGGCGGAAGCGGACACGATGATCAAAGGCAAGGCGGGTTGGCAGGTAAAGCCGATTCTGGTCTGTAACGCGAACACGCTCTACTCGCCAATCTTCGACACCATGGGCGCTGAATTTGATTTACACTCAAAGCACGGCCTCGCCACGACGGACATCACTCCGGATTTGGTGTGGGCTTACAAGAGCTCTATGGCCAATGCCGGGCCAGGGCGGGGATTGGAAGACTTCGGCGATGAATGGTAGGAGGCGAGAATGCTGACAGGCGACAATGTGACCGGGGCGTACTGCCCGATGTGCCGCAACAATGGAAGCCCCGCAGTCCAGGCGATGCGGGATAACAGGGATTGCTTTTGCTTGATGGGCCACCGGCTCAGCCACGCGCAGTTTTGGGCGATGAAGCCGGACATGATGAAGACCGAGGTCCGGTTTGCGGCGGGGGCCGGCGACGTGAAAGCCGAGGTCTGGGTGAACCAGGAAGTTCTGATGAGAGCGAAAGAGGCGCTGGGCGAGCGCTTCCATCCGACAATAGCCTCGCTCATCCGGTGCTGCATGGCTGGCGAGCCGGTTCTGATCGATGGCGCGCAGGCGGCCGAGCTGCGAAAGTTGGGCGTGAAGAACGGCGCCGAGATGGTTGCCGCAGCCAAATTAAACGTCGAACTCTCTGGCCAGGTGGAAAATCTGACCGCCGAGGTCGTCAAGTGGGAGACGCGCATCGCCGGGGCTCTGGCTCATACTGAATAACTGGCCCAGAAAAATATCTCCGCAAGTTCTCACCGAAACCCTTGGCATCAGGTAAACTTTCCGCGATGGCTGACTTCAAAGAGAGACCGGAAAAGGCGCTGGAGCGGGATGTTCTCGCTTGGGCAGATGCCGTTTACGAAGAAGGCGAGCGAGAACTTGCGGACTCCCGCGAGATCCGTCTGACCTCTCGGCTCATTGACTACATCTCCGGCCAGCAGTGGAACGCAAAGTCCCGGTTTGGCCGCTCCCGCCCCACAGTCAACCGCCTCTTTCGGCAGTTTGTCGAGATGGCCGGCTTGCTCACCGACATCGAACCCGACTTCCAGGTCAAGTTCGCTAACGAGGACGAGGAGTTTACTAAACTTCAAGACCTACTTAACGAGATGATCGGGATGTGGGCTCGATTCACCGACTTCGAGGCGGAGCTGACCCAGGCTGTGATGTGGGCACTTCTCCACACGGGCTACGCCAAAATTCAATGGAACTCCGCGCTCAACAACGGAATGGGCGATTGCGAGTTCATGCCGCTTGGGCCGCTCAACGTGATGACGATTGGCGCGGGCAGCCGGATTCAGGACGACGAATGCGTTATCGCGCGCTGGCCT